GGGTCGCAGAAACTGTCAGGTCCATGCCCTGAGCAGGCTGCGCCGGCCATTCAACTGTAAGGGCCCAGCCAGTTTGGAGGGTTACCCGCCCCAGGTAAACCGCGTAACGCTTCCATTCGACTAACTGGGCTTGGCGCAATGGCAACTCAACCGTTTCCTCTGGAGTAGCCATTTCCAAATCAATTGCGTCTTGCAGGGTTGACACTCGCGCGGTGAGTGCAGCTTTTTGCGAGTTCGCGATTTGAGTTTTAACCTGCAACAAGGACTTGTTTTGCGCGGTGACTTCTTCAGGTGTAGGTGGCGGCGCAACGTACTCAGAAAATTCCCAAACGCCATCAACCTCTATTGCCGTCCAGCCCGCCTGAATCCCCGGTACATTGTCCACGTTAGCCCATTGAATGTCAGGGTGATACAGGTCGTGCATGTCCGAGTCAGTAACAACCAGCTCCGAGACGATCCCGGCCATGATTATTGCGTAGGTGCTCATCTTTAATCGTACTCCCAAATAATCATTTTTCCGGGCGTGCCGTTCCCGCCGTTGCGCAAAGGTACACTTGCCCCGGATGCCCCCCCAGACCCGCCTGAGCCAAAACCGCTACCGGCAACACCTGCTGTCGCTCCGTATATGGCAATGCCACCGATGCCCCAGCGCGAGTCACCACCTCTCCCTGAAAGCGGCGTTCCGATCAGAAGGCCCTGAACCGGCAGCGAGCCTGCTACCGATTCGATATTCGCACCGGAGGGCGCCAAAGAACCATCCAGAGGACTTTGCGCAATAACTGTTCCGGGGAGAGTTGCGCCAGGTCGACCACCAACACCACCTGGAACTGAAAGAATGCCGCCCAAGCTCGTCAGACCGCCCGATCCCGCGTTCGACGCAGTAGTTGTGCCCCCCGCACCTGCTGCGCCAATGGTTACAGCAAGACCTGTAAACCCTGACGTGTAACGGGCCTTGCCGTACGAAGCGCCGCCGCCGCCCATACCAGCAGATTGCTGGCCACCTGGGTTGGCCTGTGCAGCTCCACCGCCGCCACCGCCGCCAACAGCCTCAACAATAATGGACTTGGTTCCGGGTGTAGGTGTATAGGTGCCGTTCGCGGTGAAAATTTGAGCGCCAATCAGTTTTCCGCCCTCAATCAAATCCATGTCGCGCCAGTTGGTATCGGCTCCAGGCGTAGAGTTATTGTTTGTTACGGCGCTCTTCCATACCTTATCCAAATGCCTAACCCTAGCGTTGATAGGGTATGGGGCAGCGCTAGCAACCCAAATGGGGAAGCCGCTTTGCTGAATCTCCCCAAGAGATGCCGTAATCTCATTGAAGACGCCATTCACGTCCTCCCTATCAATGTTTTTTGCTAATGGGTCTGGCGTGCCCCCGCCCGCGCCGTTGTCGCGCTGATAGTCAAATCCGAATCCCTGCTGGAGACTAACCGAGCCGTCTGGTTGCACGGCGGTAGGTATGCTGTTGGTATCGCCAGTAGCCGCAAAGGCTACCTTGCTGAAGTCGCGTCTAGGCATTTCTTAGCTCCCGAAAGTGCCGTTATTGAAATTCAGATTGTACTCGCCAAAGCCAAATACAGGGCGCATCTTGACTTGCCATTTTACGCCAACTCCAGCAGGCCTTGGCAGTAAATCGAATTCGTCAAGAATAAAGCGAAGTTGGCTGTCAGGGTTGAAATTGAACTGGTAAATGGCAAAGCTCATGTCATGAGGATCAATGACGAATACGTTGCCATCGCCAAATAGCTGGCCAAGGAACCGGTTTATTTCTGGAACCGTCCCACGGCTTGTCAGCTGGAAATAGCGAAGCGTTATTACAAGGCGCTGCTGCTCAATCGTCAGGCTTTGCGTTTGATCCGATGTCACGCCAAAGTTTGAGGGTGCATTGAAGTTTTTGTTGAAACCACCAAAACCAAAGGCAACCTTGTCTTGCGGCTCGATCTCTACCCCAAGCCGAACGTTGAGAATGCGCCCCCAGATCGACAGGCCGAACGCGGTAGCGGTATCGACGTTAAAAACGTCTCGATACCAACTCATCCAAAACCCGGTTTGATTTTCGGCAGTCCACGCCTGCTTGGCTATGGCTAAAGCCTTGAGCTTTTCGGCGTCTTCATACTGCCAAAGGATCGCAGCCAGAAGATTAACACTTGCGTCAAACTCCTGAACGGTGCTCATACGACGATCACCGATACTGCTGATTCAGGCAGGCGAGCAACCTGATTCAAAAGAATAGGAATTTCAGCCGTAGTCCAAGTGGTCCCGTTTTCAGATATCTCAACCTTCGTAACGAATATTCTCGGTTCAACCATGTTAACTGCGCCGGCTAGCTCGAATGGGGATAAGTCTGAATCGATAACCAATCCCGCTTCACCCTCCAGCTCTCCGGCAACGTATTGCGCGATGGCTGCGGGAACTATTCGTTGAACGTCAAGGGTCGATGACTTCACGGTTACCCTGGCCAAGAAAGTCCGCTCGACTGGCCGCGCAAACTTGACCTCGTAAGTCTGTCCGCTGGATGGCTCAACAACGTTAACGACTACCGAACCGTTCCACGCAGCGCCAAGGCTCTTGGTTTCCAGAAGGGCGGTTGCCACTTCAAGATTGGTGCCTCCCTCGACGCAGACGTAAATGCTGTGCTCAACTAGAGTCACTCCATCGATAACTATAGAGGCGTCAGTGACATTCTCACGAAAGCTTAGCGAACGCACGCCGTCGATGTCATACAGGCGCGAAATGATCGCCTCGGGGAGTGCAACCGATTGCAATGCAAGCGTCTGCCGGCGGCGGCGACGGCCAGCCACATCAGACTCAACAAGACGACCAAGCTCGGCAGTATTTGGATTTGTTACTTGCTCCCAGCCGAGCACGCTGGACGCGACCTGCACTAGCGTATTAGGAGCAGCGGCAATTGGTCCTGTATCTACCGACTCCATCAGGCCAGTAGCAAAGCCCGCACCATCAAGAAGGATGTTGTCGATTGTGTAGAACTGCGCCCCACTGCCTTGAACGGTGGCAATGGATCCGGCAGGGATAAGCGTAAGCGCCGTTCCGCGAAACTCAACTCCTACCAGTCTCGATCGCGATGCGCCACGACGACTTCCAGCGGTCAGCGACCACAGGGCATCCAGCCAAACGCCTCCAGCCAAGTCAGGGTTAATCTGATTGGCAACCTCGGCGTTGTTGCGAACCATGGCGTCGCGTGATTCAACCTCCATCGTAATGATTACGCCTTGGGGTGTCTCTGGAGTCACGACAAGATCTTGACCGAACGCCGCGCGCCATTCAGCAATCACTTCATCGCGCAAGGTCGAGGTGTCTGGAACGATGACGCCGGTATTGATGACGTAATTGAAATCAACCATTGACTTCACTCAACCCATAAATGGTTTCTATGGTTGCAGTGTACTTCAAAATGTCGCCATCTTGAACCACGTCGAATTGGCGAATTCCTGTTACGCCAGGTGTTTGCAGTAGACGCTGCTTGGTGGCGGCTTCGTATTGTTGGAGGGTTACATTTGCGCCGAAGGCAACCATGAAGAATGGGATACCAAGGTCGTATTCGTGCAGCATTTCATTACGCAGAGTTTTCCCATAATGAACAGCGTCCTGGCTGACAGCCTCTACATCGCGAGCGAATGACAGCAGTCCATCCGTGCCAATCACCAAATCGTTGTTGAGATCGACCGCAAGAGTAATCATGGCACTGGGAGTCCTGTAGGGCTGATTGGGCCGAGTGGCGCGGTAGGCGATCCAACATGGCGATGGGTGTCGCCAACGTTGATGCCGTTATGTCTCAGGGTTCCGGGCGGGCTAATCATGTTGATGCCGGATGGCGTTATATCAATGCTGACGCCGCCGACCGATTGCTTTATCGAGTCATCGCCAAGGGCAATGCAAACCGTGCCGTCAAGTGACTGCCAGACAGCCTTGTCAGCATTCTCCCCATTGATCACCCACTCCTTGAAGGTATCAGGGAAGAACATGGCATCGCTAAACTTATGCATGCGCTCGGTGTTCGGCCAGTCTTCACCGCCGCCGCGCTGAAAGATCAATGAGACATCACGGTCGTTAGCCTTCAGCCAACCCAAATCCCCAGGCTTGATCGGAAACCTCATGAAGAATCCACCACCGCCGAAGCGGAATACCGGAATGTTGGGAACCTGCGCCCGACTTACTTTGCCGCCATCGGTAGTTCCTACCATCACCACCGGCTTGATCACCGCTCGATTGGCGGCGTCGTCGTAGCTCACCACGGTGGCTGGCAACATGCCTTCGAACTCATTCAGGAAGAACGAGCGCAGCATTGCATTCAAGCCTCCAGAAAGGGAGCCTTCATTCGCTGAGTCACTATTTGGCTTTTGGTTTTGGAGGCTCATAGCCGTACCTTGAGCAGATGCCGATGTAGAAGAACGGATCGTCATGACTCGCTATATCGAACTTGAGCTGGTCAATGACGTAATCACCATTCATTGGCTTATTGAATTTACTTTCCAATCGTACCATGCCACCCAGTAGACTTTCGCTATCAATCAACCAGGTGAGGTCGGCTCCCTTCTCGGTTGGCTTTGGAATTCCGACAAGGCCGGAATCGATATTCAGTATCTTGATTCGGTTAGTCAACGCTTTACCATAGTCTTTAACTATCAATGACTCATCATCGATAAATGCTCTTACATTTCCAGCTTGCTGGAGCAGGTCTACCATTTTGAGTGCCGCGCCAGTGAATGAGAAGTTGGAGATGTTCTTGTCCATCGCCTGGAAGTCCAGCCCCATCCCAATTTCCTGCGCGACTCGCTGCGACACGGCGGAAAGCTTGGCGAGCGCCTGGCCAGACACCGCAACGATGTTGCCGGCCTGTGCACTTTGCGTCTTGGCCTTAAGTACTACATTGACATCTGGCGGGCTCGAAGGCTCTGCGCTGTTGATGTCGCCGATGAACAGACGAAATACACCAGTGGATATACGGCCAGCCTCTACGATAAGCCGCTTCGGAGTGCGGTTCGAATTGAACGGGCTTGTCTCTGTCAGGATGTAATCGCGGGTGCGTGTAGATAGCCCGCTGATCGTAGCGGTGCATTCGTTCTGCAATGGATTGGCGAATTTAGTACCGCTCACCTTGATGTTGAGCGAGCGGCCAGTAACTGGATCGCGCTCATACCAGTTGATTTGACCGGATACCTCGATACCAATGCGGATCCGGCGCGGGTCAACCTTCATCATGTTGCGGCCTCGGCTTCAAGCTTGGCGGCCGCAATTTCTTCTGGCGTGGCATACACCATGATTTGGTCGACTCCAAATCTCTCCCAGTAGGGTATCTCTTCGTTTTCGGTCAGGATAATGAAGTTGCCGGCGCCTTGGAGGTATTCATAGGGGATGATCGGCGTCTCGGCAACTATCCGGATCCCAGTCAGTCGCACAACTTCGTTGAGAGTGACATCCGCAATCATGCTGGTGGTTGCCTGCTTGATTACAAAGTCCCAGCGGTTGCCGTCCAGCGTCACGCTGAACGATTGATTCGGAGTGGCCGCAATATCAATTATGCGCATCAGTTAAATACTCCATACAGCACGCTGGCCTTGCGAGTAGTTGGTGCGTCAGCCTCGGTCGTCTGCTTCTGTCCGCCCTTGCTCGTACTGGCTTGCTTCTTGTTCTTAACCTTGCTCGGCGGGAGGGCGCCATATTGAGGCTCAACAGTGCGCCACTCTACTAGTCGCAAAGGAATGGAGATCGCGCCCCCAAGCTCGACGGTTTCATCGTGCGGCATCTCGCTGATCAGCATCGAGGAATAGCTGGAAACCTTCGTCTGCACGGTGACAAGCCGGTTGTCATCCATGGCCTGGGCGAACTGCTGATAAACGTCTCTGGCATCCTCTTCCTGCACCAGAATATCGATGGCGACCTCTATCTGGTCGTCCACTGCGTGATCGCTCCGAATAGTGCCGTCTTCCACTTCATATTTAGTGATGCGCTTGGTCTTGCGGACGCTGACACGCATTGGCTGGGCGGCAACAAAAAGCTGCTCAAAGGATTCGCCGTCAAGAATGGCAACCAGATCTTGGGTGAACGAGCTTTCGAAGGCCATCAGCGGGACACTCCCGTAGCCGATTCATGCTCAAGGTTTTTCAGCTGACTGCTCAATTCTGAGTTCATGTCTTTGGCCACACCCTGGGCATCTGTTGCTTGGGAGTTTACCGTAACCTGCCCGATTTCTACCGTGCTGTTTTTGGTCTGGGTGCTATTGGTGATTGCGTTACTGCTCACGCCGTTCAAGGGGCTCGCTGATGCCGCGCCAATGGCGGTGTTGGCCATGGCAATGCTGTCATTCCCCGGCACATCAAGAGGATCCTGGCCTGAGCCGCTAGGTAGTGCTGGCTTGTTTTCTCCGGCCGGTTCATCATCTCCTAGCCCAACATATCCAGCTACGGCGCTACCCACAGACTTAACCTTGTTGATGCCGTCCATCACAAAGGCTATTGAGCCTTTTACCGCGTCGACAATGCCCGAGAAAATGGACGCAATGAGCTCACCCATACTACGGAACACCGAAACTACATCTGCGGAGAATTGCGAGAATGACCCGTAAGCTTCAGCCAGATAGTCAACGGCGAACTTGATGCCCGCTACAATTTGCAGGAATGCCGCAGTTACAAAGCCGCCGATCTGGGCAGCGCCCGTCATCAGCGTATCCCAGAAAGCCTTGAAGATATCGATCAGTGTCATCACAACCTTTTCCACCATCGGGTATTTCTCGAAAATCTGCCCGATGAAAGAATTATTGCCGTCGATGAAGTTCATGATGTCGTCATAGACTAGCGCGAACGCGGCGGCGACTGCGGTAATTGTGGCGATGATGAGCAGGAGCGGCCAGGTGGCGGCTAGGGTTGCAATTGCTGCTGACGCCATGGCAGGCAGATATACCCCAATTACAATGCCCGCAATGGCGATAAAGAACCCAATTATTGCGTCCTTATGCTCGCCAGCCCAGTTAATAACAACGGTCAGCCATTCAACGACTTTCGTTAGCGCGGGGATCAGAGAATCAAAGAAGGAACTGGAAGCATTGCTGCTTGCGCCTCTGAGCGCATACAGAGTTTCATTGAATGCCTTTGCTCTCTCTGCCGCCTCTTTAGTAACGACGCCCTGCGCCTTCTGCACGGCCAGCATGCGCTCCAGCTCTTTGCGCCCCTTCAGGATCATCTCTACAGTGCGGTTGTCAGTGATGCCAAGTTCTTTGATCTTGAACACGGCAGCGCTTTTATCAAGCCCTTCTACTGCGCTAGCTAGGTCAAGGATCCCTGTTAACCCGTCTTTAGCCTTGCCGTTGGTGTCGGTGATCGCAATTCCTAGCGCCTTGAATGCCTTGGCGCGCCCAGACTCCTTGTCGGACAGCGCCTCACCCAGGGCCTCGGCCATATCGGTCAGGGAGTCACGTGCGCCTTGCGCATCACCGCCGGCTCGCTCAGCGGCTTTCCCGAATGCGTCTAGATCCTCAATCGCGATGCCGAGCGCCTCTGAAGTGCGAGAAAGTTCACCAACCATCTCCGCTCGACCCACAACGCCAGCAATGGCATTGCCCACAGAAAGCGCAGCGGTTAGCGCTCCCAATGCCTTTGCTGCTAAACCAGCAAGAGAGGCGGCAGTGCTATTGCTTTGGCCTTCGGCTTTCTTTAAAGAATCGGTGAGGCCATCAGTCTTTTTTGTTGACTGATCAATATTACGGTCCACGCCGCTCGCATCCACGGCAATCTTGATCAGCAGCTCTTCAAGCAGCGCCATGGATAATCCTTATTTCTTTTGTGCGTGTTTTGCGGCCAGGGCTTCATTGATTCGCTGAACCATGATGCCTTCCCACATATTTAGGACGTCTTCGAGGTCGCATTGATTGTGGAGTTCAAACCATCCGCAAAGTCCTGCGCCAAGGATGGCGGAAGCAATGGGATCAGCATTTTGATAATCGACGGTAGGCGAGTTTCCGAAAAGCGCTTGAGGAACGCGGAAAGCCCGCCTTGTCCGAAAAAATCGAAATTGTACGCCAACATCTGCGCCTCAAGCTTCAGGCCGACCGTGGCGTCGGGGACGTGATTGGCGATCAGATCCATGTTGGTCAGCCGGATCATGTCGCTGTCTTCTGGCTGCTTGGCGACGTGCTTCATCAGCTTGAGCATGATGGCTTCGCTGGCCTTGTAGTCGCCGACCTTGGGCATGTTCGAGACTGGGTATGTCGCAGCGACCTCACGCCCTACAGGATACGGCAGGCGCGAGATAACGAAGGTGTGAACGCCGCCGTCCATGTCGGTGATCTGGATTTCTTTGGGCTTGATTAATTCGTTCAACTCGGTGTTGCTCCTGTCGATTTACGCGCTGAAATCTTCGGTTGCGGCCGTGGATGCCAGTCCCTCGAATGCGAAGGTGTAGGCGTTGGTCTTGATGCGGCCGGCAGGTGCGACCGACTTGCCTGGCATGCCGTTGGTCATCTTGCCGCGACTCAGGGTTTCAGTCGAGCCGTCAGGGTAGTTGGCCACCACCGTGATGATGTCGCGAGCTGAGCGCTTGCCTTTGGCTACGCGGTTGGCTTCGTAGATGATGGCCAGGTTGCGCTGGCCGGGACTGCCAGGGATGGCGTTCACGGTGCGCACCAGCGGAACTGGCGAGGAGAACACCACCAGATCACCGTTGAGGTTCATCGCGGTTGTGGCGATGTCGATAGCCGGAGCATCCCAGCCATCCGCGTCGTCTGCAAACTCGGTGAACGTGAATCCTTGCGGGAAGGTCACGCTTGCCTTGATAGTGAGGCTCAGGCCGGTAGCCGAAACATCAAACATAATCTTGATCCTTTGGTTGGTACAACCCCGTTAAACGAGGTTGTGAGAGCCTTCGATTTTGCGGACGACATTGTTTTTCGCGTAAGCCAGAGTATATTTTGCCACCCACTCTTCAGGGGCCTCTTCCACCATGATCACATCGGCCCAGTAACCATTGTTCTGCACTTCAAGGTATGCAAGTGCGTCACCGGTTAGCTCGGTGATTGCGATCTGCTGGTTGGCATTCAGCAAGCGGCCTACCTGAATAGTTCCATTAAATTTCGCTCGGTCAACACCGTCAGAAATAACCAGCATGCACAGCCCTCGACCTTCATTGTTCGCGGGGATTTTCCCGGTGGCAATTTCTAGATCAAGGAAGCGAGCTGCCATGAAGGCCTTAAGCCACTGTTCGTTCGCGTGAACGTTCATGTCCAGCGCCGCAGTAGCACCGCCCATCAAGAAGCCGCGCTGGAAGAAGCTGATGCGTTGACCGGCAGAAGCTGTGACACCGTAGTAGTTTACGCGGGCAACATCGAGAGCGATGGATTCCGCCGTGTCGGTCACGTCACCAGTCAGCGCGGATTGCCGGAACATGTAGTTCACAGTTGCGTTACGGCGGTCGTAATCGGTGGCCGCCATGATGGCCTGGGGCAGAGACTCTTTGTACTCGTTCGCAGTAGCATTCAAGATCAGGCCGACCGAAGCGATGCCGATCAAAGCCGCCGACCATGCCTCGTAATCAGCGCGGCTCACACTGAGATACAGCTGATACTTGATATTCTGGCCGGCGACGTAGGTGGCGAGGTCGACCGCCTGCTCCAGAGTCATCGGATCCTGGAAAGAGGCGCTGCCGAAAGAGTCGGTCAGCTGCTCAGCGGCGATGAATGCCGACAGCGGGGTCTGCACGGCAACGCCTGGCGATTGAACCGAGCCGACGCCATTCAGGTTGATCAGCGGCGCAATGTCAGTGCCAGATGGCGCGACGCTCACAACGGCCGGCGCATTGCCGACAGCCGAGCCCTGAACTTTGAATTCCTGGGTCAGCGAATCGTAAGTGACCAGCGCAGTCGTGTACTGAGCGCCGCCGCCAGATCCTCGAATTGCGGTTTGCAGAGCCGATGCCACATCCGCGAAGGTTAGAGCGGTCGAAAGATTAATGCCAGTCAGGTTGATCGGGTTGTCGCCCAGCTGAATGGACAGCGAGCCAACGGTTACAGCCTGAAGCGCGGCAAGAGCCGAGGTGTTTGGCGCGCCAACCAGCAGAGGCGTGCGACCAGCCGGAGCATAGGCCGCGTATTGCAGGTTGTTCGCCTTGGAAGCTGGGGCGGGACTCACGTAGCTGAAGTATTGCGCAGCGAACCGCGCTTCAGCAGTCTCCGCGCCGAAGTAATCCTGAGCACCGCCATTCAAGACGGTCACAATGCCATCAACTGGCACCAAGGGATTACTGGTGAATCGCCGGCCAGTGAGTGACTGGACTGCCACAGAGGAGGCACCGATAACGGCACTGGTGATTTCAACGTATCGAGTGCTTTTGATTGGCATTTCTGCGCCTCATACTCTGCGTATATTGAGCTCTATCCTTTCGATAGAATCTGTTGATTGGATTATGACTTGCTTATGGGTAACGGTAAAGTCAAACGATGGGTTGAACTCATACTGGTCGCGTTCGTTGACGAATTGCGGGTTGCGCACATCGCTGGGGCGGCGAACGCCAACGTTCTCGGCGGTCAGTGCTTTGATGAATGGCTGAGATTGCACGACCATTCGCGCCAACACGGTCAGATCCTTGGCGGTTTTCTGCGTCAGGTTATTCGGATCATCAGGAACCAGTGCGCCGATTTGGAATGAGCTGGCGATGATCTGGGTTTCTTTAGTTGTCATCAGCAGCGTATCTGGATCAGTAGTGCGTGCCGTGTATTGCCAGCCTTCGGGCGTATCCGGAAGCGCCCAGAAATAGAGGCATCGAGTTACGCGACCTTGAGTGGTTGGCTGGTAGCCCTGCTTTACAGGAAGATCGGTCACGCCGTAGCGTGCCAAGCCTGCCAGCAGCTCTCTCCGGATGAGGATGCCGAGGGCTTTCTCGTTCATCGATTGCGCGCCCATTCAGGAGGTGGCGGTGGGGCGCTTGGAGCCTTGGGACGCACAAATCCTTCGGGCGCCTCGCTGATGTTGACGCCTTCTCGGCGATACTTCTTCGGCATTGGTGTTGGCGCTTTCGCTGTCATGATGCTGGCCCGATATCCACAAAGAGAATCCCTTTCCAGCCGTCCTGGGCGTACCAGTCAGCATCGCCCTGGACTTCGTACTTTCGCCCACCGAACACGGCATAGTCAGGAGAGGACTCGCGTTTGACCATTTCCAGCGGATTGGAGGTATACAGATTCCGGTACTGCTTTGCGGTGTCCAGGCCCATTTCGCTGACCGTGCGCGCATCAACCGGTTGAAAGCTCCCGATAATAGTTATCGGCGCGTCATAGCTCGGGATGTCTTGGCCAAGATCGTTGGTCGTGTTGCCCGCGAACTTGTACCACTGCAAGGATTGCGCTGCGATGGCGCCCAGTGCGATGTTGAGAAGGTTAATTCCGGGGATCATTTATTCACCACTGCCGAAGTAACTGCCTGAAGCATCTGGCCTGTATCCACCAGCGGCTTGGCGCTGGCAGCCTTTTTTCCCTTCTTGCGAGACTGCCTGGCTCGAATGGTCGACTCGGCAAGTGGCGGAGATGTCACAGCCTTGATTGCCTTGCGAACGTCGCTGGCTGCAACCATCCCAACCTGCTCAAGCGCATGATCAATCGTGACGGCGCCATTCAGCGCAGCCTTCACGCCGGCGGCAATACCGCGCTGCCATTTGTTTTTGTTCTGCAATTCAGCTGGACGCATGAACGGACGCGGCGGAATCGGGCCGTAACCAAACTCCTGAATCGCAGCCACGTAGGCAATTGGCGTGCCGTCTGGATACTTGGCGGTCTCGAAGAAGCCCACGCGAATCTCTTTCGATTCCAGATCTTGGAGCATCTTCTTGATGGTATCTGATTTGCTGGAGCGCTGGATTTGCATCAGAACCTCAATCGCCCACGCCCAGGAAATCCACCGCCAACAACACGAAAGCCAGCCCGCTCGCCACGCCCACCAACATAGAATCCGCCAGAATTGCAGCGGCTCATCAGCGCGGCAAACTGCTGACCGAATGGCGTGCCATTAAGCCAGTAATTCCAGGCCGTAGTGGCAGGCGGCATCGCGAAGGATACCGAAACCTTATCGATGGTCGCACTCGACAGCTGGCCAACAGTGCCCGTGCCGCCTCCAGCCGCAGCGTTAGCCGCAAGCTGGAGCAGATGCGCGACCATCAGCAGCCACATCTGCTCGGTGCACTTGCAGTCGCGCTCAGTCGTGAAGCAGAGGGCCATTTGAGCCGTCGCCAGCACCACTTCATCAGTCACCTCATTGAACTGAGGATAGAGTAGGCGAAACAGTGCTAGCGGTAACTCTTCCATTTAGACCCACTCTTCTTCATCGAAATGATTTTTCATGGCCGTTACTTCTTCTGCCTGCGAGTGACGTGAGTACCTTCCACCGACTCGACTTCCGGGTCATTGAGCGTCAGCGTTTCCGGCGTTTCCGGCGCTGAGGCATCACGACCAGTCATGTTGGCGGCGACCAGATCCGCGTCTTCCTTGAACTTCTCGACGGTGATGAAACCGTTGTCCATGTGCAGCTTGAACACCGGGTAGCTCTTGCACTCGTCCAGCTGCGCGCTGGTGATGCGGGTAGCAACTCCGAGCGGGGTGATCACGTTCTTGTTGGCAACGTTGGCCTTGCCGTTGATGAGCACTTCACCGTAACGGTTATCGTTGCTCAACGTCGAATAAACGTAGTAATCCATGATGATCTCCAGGCAATAAAAAGCGGTGAACCAATACTAGCACGGCTCACCGCGATTTATCAGATGCCGGTCAGGCGGGCAAAGGCCCATGGACGCAGGACGAAGATGCCGCCCAATGCGTTGATGGCGTCTTCGATGTAGCCTTTTACGCGCTGCTCGCTGCCGATCACGCGATACTTCTCAGGCACCAACTGCACCAGAGTGCGGCTGTCTGCATCGTCGAAACCGCTCAGGCTTTCGACGTAGAAGTAGGCCACGTTGGCGCCGCCGTTTGCTGCGGTGAATTCAGGAACGAACTCGAAGCGAGCGCCAGGATAGTTCTCGGCAACCCAGGTGCCAACGGTCTGGCCGATAGCGGACACAGCATCGCGCACTTGCAGCACGCCGATGTAATCCAGCGGCAGGGCGAACACCATCTGAGCATCCGGCCCGATGTTGCCGCCCGACTGGATGATAATCTTGTTGACGGCGTTGGCGATGTCAGCGGTGATCGCGGCGAAGGTCGCCCACACGCCAGCGGTGCGCCATGCAGCAGCGGCAGCGGTGTACGGAGGCAGGTTCGGATCGTTCAACAAGCCATAGGTGCGGTTGCTGCCACCATTGAAGCCGTTGAAACCGATGCTGTTGCGGCTGTAGTCCAGCGACTCGATGACCGACTTGCGTTTTTCTTCGGCATCGTTGAAGCCTTCACGGGACTGGCGCGCCTCTTCCAGCTTGCCGACTTGGAAGCCCTGCTCGAAACGAACCAGCGAACGAGGCTCGCGGTACGAACGGTAGTTCGCCAGCGGAATATTCGAGGTGTCGCCGTACAGCTCAGCCTTGCCGACTGGAACCGCAACCTTCTGGGTCACGAATTCATCTTCCCAGCTACCGCCGACCAGCACGCCAGCCAATGCATCGATACGTCGAACCTGGGTCAGGATGCGCACGACGCCAGGCAGCTCAGTTTCGAGCAGGTGGCGATACATGGCACCTTGCTGAGTCGCAGGGCCGACCAGCGCGGTGTCAGCAGCCAGCGTAATGCCCAGCTGATTCGCCTGATCCAAGGTCGGCTTGGCGTCCAACGCCAGCGGGCCGCGTTCTTTGAGGGTGCGCCCGGAGGCGTAGAAACGTTCTTTCATGTCTGCGACACCTTATTGAGTCAGGCGGATAACGGCCAGGGTTGGAGTTTCGGGCGATACGTTGTGACGGCTCACAACCGCGCCAGCGATTTGGGTCTGGCCAGCGCCAGCGGTGCCGTGACCGAGTTCACCGGTAGCGTTCACGAAGTAAATCAGATCGCCGATGGTTGCGCCGGTAGTGGTCAGCGACACGAACCATTCACCCATGAAGCCGAATTCTGCCTGGGTGCCGTTCAGCGCATAGCCCACATCAAGCAGGTACGCTTTCGGGTTAATCATGATGCCCGCGAACAAGCCGGTGCCGCCCGCTTGAACGGATTCCACCGCTTCATCGCGATAGGTGAAGGCGCGGCCGAAGACGTTGTTCGCTTCGGTGGTGGTATTCAGCAGCGCGGCCAGGGCGCGAGTCGGGCCATCGAAAGCCTGCTCACCGGGAATGCCGGATACCAGCTGGTTGATGGCGGTAAATGGAATAGCCATTATTTTTTCTCCCAGAGAGAGTGGGCCGATTCAGCGCCGGTTTTCGGGCCGCTGTCGCGGGCGAGAGTTTCGTGGGCAGGCTTGCGGCCTTGCATCCAGGCGTCGAGGGCGATGAACTCGCTACCCTTGGCGCACTTGATGCCGAGCTTTTCGACTGCGTATTGAGCCACGCCATCAGCGGTCATGCCCGAGGAATCGAACACGCCTACATGCTGGGTCACTTGCTTGGCGAGCGCGTCACGATTGGCCAACTGAGTGATGGTGGTCGCGACGGAGTCTTGCGCAGGCTTGGCCTTGAGCGCTTTGAGTTCGTCTTGCAGAACCTTGACCTGGCGAGCGAGTGCGCCGTCTTTGGCGAGGGTCGCTTTGATCTTGGCATCGGACGCCAACTTGCTGTGCTTGGCGCGAGCAGCGCCCAGCTTGACCTTGGCCCTCGCCAACTTGTCTTGCGCTGGCTTGCGCTTGCCGTCAGCGGCAGCAACAACCTCTTCCGAAGCTGCGGCAACTTCTTCGATGGCAGCAGCCACCTCTTCAATTGCGGCTTGTGCTTCTTCAGCGGCAGCGACAGCTTGCTCGGCAGCATCGCCTTCGGCAGCGCTAACGACTGGCTCAGCAGCAGGATCCATCATCGGATCGGCGTCCTTGGTGGCGTCCGGATCAGCATCCGCCGCAGCAGGGTCTTTGGCCGGGTCTTCATCCCCGGTAGTTTTTGCGGCCAGCATCTTAGCGATCAACGCTTCGAGCTGTGCCAGTTGCTCAGGGGTAAATTCCATCGGTAGTAACTCCGCTGAATCGAGGGTGAATGTGAGATGGTCTTGGACGGCCACGTCAGGGCCTGTTCGCCCCTCTTCGACCAATGCAAGGTGTTGAGCGCGCAGGTTACGCTGCACGTACTGATATTCTTTGCCCTCGAACACGCCGGATTCTTTAACCCAGTCGCAGCCGTAGCAGGGTGACAGCTCGGTCTTGCCGTTATTGATCAGGCTTTGGGCGGCGGTCGAGTGGATGACGATGTTGCCACGCAGGTATGGCGAATCGAAATAGACCTTCTCGCCGATGTTGCCCTGAATGCCCTTGCGCTCAGCCGGCATGCCATGGATGCCGATGATTTCGTGATTGTCGATCAGCGGCTTGTTCTTGAAAGAGTCAATAGCCGCCACGCTCGAGAGCTCTTCGGCTGGACGGTAGACCTGATAAACCTTGTCAGGATCTTCGGCGCCTGGAATTTCAGAACCGAGATAAGGGTACACGCCGATTTTTGAAATCGGGTTGTCCTTGACCTCCATGAAGCCGTTCCAATCGTAGGAGCGCTTAGATTCTTTGGGCATTTCTATCGTGCCGATAGTTTTCAATGCACTGAGTCTATCACCGGGATTTTTGCAGGGCAAATAAAAGCCCGCATCGGTTAGGGTGCGGGCTTGGTGTTAGCGAGCGAATCCTATCTCTCGCTCGAAATCGTCTGGATGCTTTCGCCCTTTCCGCAGATTGCAGCTCTGGCAAAGTAGCTGGAGATTGGCCGGCCAATTTGAGCCGCCAAGGTAGAGAGGCATGATGTGGTCAACGTGGTAGTTATTATCCAGCTGCGCACCGCAATAGACGCATAGCCCTAACTGACGTATAAGCATTTCTTCTACATGCGAGAATGACCAAGTCCCCTCCGCCGCTCTAACCCTGGATTTTCTCGCCCTGCTATAAACCAAAACCTTATCTTTGTTAGCTTCGCGCCATGCGCGCCCCATATCAGATATGGACTCCTTGTTTTCTTCCTGATACTTGCGGCACAAAGCCTGATGGCGCTCTTTGTTATCAGAATACCAGGCCCTAGCTCTAGCATTTTCCCGATCCCTGTTATCCGCCGAGTAGACCGCCATATATGCAAGTTTACGAGGATTTCCACGCGAAAGAACTAGATCGCATTCACAGCAATTCCTGCTCGATATTTTTCTCTTTGAGATATGCCCGCGAACGCAAGGCCTCCCGGTGAAATAATATTTTAGGCCTTGGGATTTTGCTTCTGAATGAGATATGACTATCAACGGCATCACCTGTCTAGTGATTGTCTTGAGGGGCGCAGCAGGCGATGACAAATCTCTTTTCGGATGGCCGTCCTAGCTGCGCATATAGTTTACTGGGTATCCTCTGCATCTCCAAGCTCTAACACGGGGGCCATTGTACAGCGGCAGTTCACAAGCTGCCCCGGAAATCCGCGCTCCCCAGTGCGTTCATCAATCACGGGCGGATCCGCATACTCAAATATCTGCCCGTCATACTGGAGGTGCAGCTTGCGAGGATCGCTGCCACCGCCTGAGTGAACCCATTCAAACTTGGTCATTCCGACAGACTTAGCCCGCTCAACATTCATCGCCGACGTGACCTTGCGAGTCTGGTCTACGGCAATCAGCTTGGCGCGATTCTCAGTCAACCCATCGTAATGCCGGATCCCCTCAAAGATATCCTGCGCACCATTGCCCCCAGTAGATACCGAGCGCAGCACCAATTGAGAAATTCTTTCATGGTACTGCTGCTGGATAGATTTTATCAATCCAACGTTTTCGGCAGTCGCGGCAGTGATCTTCTCGCTCAGCTCGCCTGGCATGTCAGGAACTGGGATCGTGATGCCGCCGCTGATCTTCTTCAGCGATTCGCCGAGCGCCCGCTTGGACGCCATCGAGCTGGAATCGATCATGCGCTCAGTCATGCCGGTGGCGCGTGAGGCGAATAGCTTGGCGTACTTCTGGCCGAGCCAACTGAAGAGGATGCGGGCTTGGCTGGCCAGTGAGGCGTCAAGCGCCCCGACGAACTCCGCATAATGATTAGGCGCGTCCATCGCAAGCGCCGACTCTTCATCGGCGTGCTGGCGGAATAGTTTCCTGACCTCGGCGTTGTATTCCTTCTGCATCTGCTGAACCAGGCGGTCAAGTGAGGCTTGGTATTTGGCTGAGGCGGCGGCTGAGTAGGGAGGCAGACGCGTTCCTTTGAGCGTGGCATTGCGAGGTTCGCCCCATTCGAGGCGCTTGCGGGTTAGGCGGATTTGTTTAGGCACCGGCTGGCCTCCAATGCGGCGGCAGCAGCAAAGATGCCAAGATAATTTAGGATGGGCAAATCCCATGCGCAATAAGCCATTGCAGTGACCGCTCCAATCCTCAAAGCCCAATAGGCCATCACTCAACCCTCCGACAAACAAACTTAACAGACTTCCCCATATACCGCTTCGACTCGCCAGCAGCAACGCAAGCCGATTCGGTTGGGAATTCGGTTGGGCCCATTGTGGCTGAGCCCGATGATAACGCAAGGATTAGGAGCCACATGGCGCAATCTTCAGGCAGCCAATAATTGCTTTAGGGCCGTCCGAGGTAATTCCGCAGCACTGAAGGCCTAGTGCAAGAAGCGCTTCCATGTCACTAATCTGAACGGCGCCACTCCAGTGACGCAGAAATATGAAATGCTCGGACTGGTCTACAATCTTAAGCCATTCAGGCAGGTCTTCCTCAGTGTACGTCTTCATGCTCAGCCCTCCACGATTTCGAATTTTCGGTAGCCGGCGTCGTAGAGGCGTTTAGCGTCACGCACTGAACCAGGATAATCCGGACTCCATCCCAATAGTTCGCATATTTCGGCCGTGTAGGATTTCATCTCTTCCACCGCGATCTGCTCGGGGGTGCGGATAGGGCGGATCTCGACTTCGTGAGCATAGCTAGTCCACAAGCCGCTGATTTCTGGCTCACCTTCCCAATCCCACACGACCACGTTTCGCGATGCGAACTTGATCAAAGCGCGGCCCCACTCGTTCAGTTTGTGTGCGCGCAATTCACACACCGTCCCAGCCGGCGGCAGGCCGGAGCCGTTCCAGATTAATGGAGGCAGATGAACCACAGCCTCTCCGTTGTCTATCTGCCACTGATCCCAACGCCCGCCTTTCCGATCAATAAAATGATCTCCTTCTTGTCGGTGCCAGTCCGAAGGATCGGCCGCGTATCGACTTTCAATCCAAATTGGAAATCCTTCCGGCGCCTTGCTCCAATCGATATCCATTACCTTCTCCTTCGTCGCCTTCAGTGCATCAACTGCGGTCTGCCATTCGGCGCGGGTGACTTTTCCGTCAGAGAAATCATCTGCGCGCGACGTTGCGGATAGAACGAGCATATCCGAATAGTCGGCGTAACATGCACGATCTGAATCCTGATCAATAATTTCGCAACCGCTCGGCCAAACATTCAACTCCCGCGCCAAAATATCAACCAGTTTCATTATGCTTCTCCTGTCATTACGCCAAATCCAGCGCCAGACAACTATCGCCCACCATAATCATTATGTCAACCCAAATCCAACCCGGCAATCCAACCTAGACCCGCTCGCCACCGATACCTATACTCTGGCCACACCTCAAAGGAGCTATACCCATGGCCGGAATACCGATATCAACGACTAGCACGGGCTGGATCGACATTTATGCAGCTACCGGATTGGCTGTCGGAACCAACATTTCAATCCAGAACCAGGGACGCAGCGAGCTGATCGTCGATGTGCATTCCTCTATTGCTCCAGCCAGCACGATATACGCAGGCTATCGCGTAAAGGCCGGCGAGGAACGCATTGTGGATGCGGGTGTTGTCGGCTGCTTCGCTCGATGCGTAGACGGAACTCAAGCGTATATTCAGGAGCTTTGACATGGGCAAGCCAGTCATTCACCCGCCAGGTGTAACGCCGGGAGAGGTCGCGGCGATAACCGCCATGCTCAACCCGATGCTTATCAGTGAGGATGTCACGGAAGGCGAGGTGGTCACGTTACCAAGCACGATCCGCGAAATCTTCCTTAACCTGAAATCCTCCACGCCACTCTCGGAAGTTTCGGTAATGCTCCCGAGCAATGCCGACCCTCGCGTAGGTCAGCGCGTATTCATCTCGAGCAATGCGCAGATCGATCAATTCACAGTGACCGCCTCCGACACGGTGTTCGGCGGATCCACCATGTACTCACCTGGCGACAACTTCGTCTGGGTGCAAAACGACGTAGAAATCTGGTCGAGGGTTAAATCATGAAGAAATTGATTGCGGCGTTATTACTGCTGCCGAGCCTGTGCCTAGCTGCCGGTGGCGATCTGGTGCTCATGCAGCGCCTGCCGGACGATTCCAATTCGATCAACCGACTGGTCACTCGGCCTGCTGGCACGAACGATGGGGTGCTCGGATACTTAGGCTCGACTCAGCGGCCTTACTTTTTGCAGCTTGGGCAGGGGTTGCAGCTGAGTGGTGGAGTGCTCAGCTCGACCGTGACCACTGGCCCGCAAGGACCGCAGGGGATTCCGGGACCTGTGGGCGCTACAGGGCCGAAAGGTGATAAGGGCGACACTGGGTTAACCGGCGCTGTCGGGCCTCAAGGTATCCAGGGAGTAAAAGGCGATACGGGCAATACCGGCGCTACCGGATCGCAGGGGCCGCAAGGAATTCAAGGTCTTACCGGCGCAACAGGCCCTGCTGGCGCGGCTAGTGCAGTTCCGGGACCTCAAGGTCCAATTGGCCTCACTGGTCCGGCCGGTCCTCAGGGTGCAAAAGGTGATGCAGGCGCGCAGGGCAGCCAGGGCGCGACCGGATTAACTGGAGCTACTGGCCCGCAGGGCTTGACTGGCGCAACAGGTGCACAAGGCATTCAGGGTATACAAGGGCCGGCTGGCGCAACAGGACCACAGGGGCCCTCCGGAATCAGCAAGCGAATCGAAACCTACACCGGCACAACGAACGCATCCGGCCAGATAATTGTTACCTACCCCACGGCATTCACCGCTGTTCCGAATGTGCAGACGCCGCCGCCAGCGTTGGCTAATCAGGTCTGGACGCTCACATCAAGCACGGTTGCAGGATTCACGGCGGTGCTAAGTCAGCGCAACGTCACCACGCTGCTTGGACTTGAAGTCTTGCTGGGCGCTACAGTTCCAGTTGCCAACTCATCAGCGCAGATAGTGGTTATTGAGCGATAACAAAAAGCCCCGATTAAGGGGCTTTCTTCATACTGCGGCTGGCGGCTCCTCAACCGGCGGCAGCCCAGTAACCGGGTCAACCTCGCCACCCTCGACCGGATCTTCCTCAATATCCGCCAGATTGAAGAAGTCCGAATCCTTGTCAGCCTGCAACTTCTTGCGGATATCCATGCCATCAATGGCGCCCAGTGCCGCATAAATCTGAGCTGTCTGCGCCTTCTTCAGCTCGATGTCGGCGAACTCCACGGCAGTCGGGCTATCGAGAGCCGCCCATTGCATGCTGACTTCCATCGGCTCAACGCCAAGCTTCGGCGCAACCTCCGACTTCATGATCAGCTGATGATGGCGCTCAAGTAGCGGCTGGACATCCTGCTGAATGCCTTCGAGGAATTCACGATAGCTGGACTCTTCATATTCGCCTGATGCGCCGAAACCCTTTGGCGATGTGCCGAGCAGTTTGGTGGCTGGTACTTCGCAAATGGCAGCGTCTAGCTGGTACTGGGTCATGATGAGGGCGTCGAAGTCGGCCAGGCTCGTTTCTGTAGTGCCCCAGGCCTCTCCCTCGCCGTGAACGAGGATGCCGTGATTGTCGCGCAGCTCGGCTGCCTGAGCCATGTTATCGCGAACCACGTCCAGATCGGCGCCAGCTGATGCCTGGAACGTGTTCATACGCTTAGTCATTGCCAGAGTCGGCGCCTCGTTAGCCGTACGCTCAGACGCATATACGCGCTCATAGATCCGCTGCGGCACAGAGACGCCACCGAATTGATACGTGGCCTTCAGGAAGTCGACGACCGGATACGGGATGTAGACCACCAGATGGCTGCGATGGATCATCTGATCGCGAACCATGTAGAACTCTGGCTCGTAGAAACCCATTCCCATAGGGTTGTTGATGTTCGACTCAGCCAGCTGCGGAACAATCCATTGCGGATCAATCTGACTGATGCCCTTGTACATACCAGGGCCGACGCCGTCGATGTTAAACGGCAGTTTGTAGTAATCGGGATCAGTGGACTCAACTACGAATAGCGCAACACGAACGCCGTAGACGCGGCCGAACTGGATAAATTCTCGAATTGATCTATTGATACACATGCGCCGATCAATTTTCTCTATGAGATTGGCGGCGTCATTTGCAAGCTTGGATGCGGCCTTTTCCTCCATGCCCTCTGGAGTTTCGCAGTCGACCGCGTAACCCTGACGAATCGCATCCTTGGCCGGCATCGAGCAAGCCTTATCGATCAGCCAGTGCTGAGCCAGCATCGCGCAGTATTGGTAGCCGATGAATGATTGAGCTGCGTACCAGCCGCCGATGGCTTCGGGAATGCCGCCCCAAGATCCCTTCAGCGGGAAGCGCTCGCCGATGGATTCGTCCATGGCCGCACCACCAGTTGGCTGAGGGAATTCAACCTTGAAGTGCTTAGCGGGAACCAGCGGGCCAAGGTCGGCGGAGTACATGCCGCGCTTCTTGGGCTCTGTCTCGGTCAATTCTTCTTTCGGTTTGTCTTTGCTGAACCAGCCCATGCGGGTCGCTCCTTAGTGATTATCCCCACAAACCCTTGCTCTTCTTGGAGAGCGGCTCCACAGAGTAGCGCAGTGAGTCAATGAAGTGGTTGAAGTCATCGACCGGCTTATTGGTCGGCTTGCCGTGCTTGTCCAGCGCCCAACTGTAGTTGTTGAATTCTGTCATGAATTCTACCAGATGGGCATTAACGATGATTTCGAATTCGCTTAGGAAGTCAATGCCGGAGCTGATGGAGTCGGCGCCCTTCTGTGCGCCTTCAATCCTGACATCCTTGCTCTTGATGTAGTCGATGGACTTTGGCTCTGAGCTGTCCGCGATGGTGCGATGCTTGTGAGCCTTCATGGCCTTGATGCATTCGGCGATCTTAGCGTTGCTCATTCCCTTCTCGTAGAAGCCATCGTAGACATATAGGCGCTTGTTCGCCTTGTCGACGTAGGACTGATGGAATGCCGTGGGATCGTTCGTATAACCGAAGTCCAGACCCTGGACGCACTCAAGGCCGGTAATCTCTTCTGGGCGGATCAGGCGCTGCTTGACGGAGGGGAAGATCAGGCCTTCAGCCGTACCCCAATTGCCGAGCGCGTAGATGTTGTAGAAGCGGGGGTTCGTCTTCTTCTTGTTCTCCATCACCATCCGGTATTCGGCGTCGATGAACGCGTTGTCGCGGTAGGTTGTGTGGAGAGTGAAGACTCCTTCCATGGGGTCATCGAAGAAAATCTTCTTGATCCAGTGCTGCTCGCTGATCGGGTTGAAGGTCAAGGTGATTTGCTTAAGGCATCCATGCTCGCCACGCAGACGAAGGTCAAGCTGCTCAAAGTCTTCTTGGGTTAGCTCGGTAGCCTCTTCGCACCAGATGGACGTGACGCCCTCAATCGACTTGAGCTTTTCCACGTCATCTAGGCCGCTGAACATGAACTGGCTATTGTTCGGCTTGTAGGTGATCGTCTTGTCAGCCAGGTTGATGTTGAATTCATTGACCAGATTCCAGCGGCGAATCAGGTTGCGCATCAACGTGAAAACCGAACGCTTAATGGTTCGGTCTACCTTGCGGATAATCAGTATATTGTGATGGACGCCGGACTCTTTGAGCATCCGGTATAGGTATCGCCTGGCGACGATGTGAGACTTTCCAGAACCAGCACCGCCCCACACGGCTTCGTAGCGCTTCTCGTTTTTGAATAGCGGCACAAAGGCTGGGGATTTTTCTTTGATGTGCCTGCGGAAATCAGCAAGGTCAATCGTTACCATTTGTCGTCGTCGCTATCGATAATACGATGCGTGTTGTCGGTTTTGGTTGGCGCCTCGAAGCCCTGGATCTTGGCGATCAGCTGCATCGCCTGGATTGACGACTGGGTCTTAAACTTGATCCCGTCCTTGCCAGCGGAAAGCTCAGAGATAACGGAAAGCTTCTCAGTATCTTGCAGGACGCTATCCGGGAAATGCCATACAGTCTGCATGACAGGTTCGCCAGTCTCCATGTCTCGGCCAGCTTCAACCGTCTGGAATTGCGCCAGGTCAGAAACGCCTGTTCGGGCGAACAAAGATAGGCGCGCAAGCATTTCCTCGCGATCCATAACGGCTTTATTTACCGCTTGCACTTTCATGGAATCCATGAACGCTTTTACCTTTACATTGCTCAACAGTGTGGCGGCTGCGGAGTCGGCGGATCCATCATTAGTTGCGGTGCCACCACCTGCGTAATACGCAGCCCTCTGACTCATCCCGGCCAGCACATTCGTAGCCACCCTCTGCTGTAGCTGGGTCAGCTTATCGAATAATGATTTTTGTTCGGGAGTCATAATTACGCCTTAGTCGCAGCCTTACGCTTAGCCCGACCAGCCGAGAACACCAGGCCACCAGACATGCAAGCCCACCAGATGAACAGTCCCATCGAGCCGTCAACGTTCCGCGAGGTCGGAAACGCCTGCACCGCCCACACGAAGAAAACGGCAGCGAGCAGGTAGTAGATCCAAGTGGCGTTGCGAACAGCTGAGTAGCGAGTCTTGAAGCTCATGGTTATCTCCTGTCAGTAAGTGGTTTGCCGCATCTGCGGTCACTCTTCCGAGGGAAACGAACCAAACCCTCTTACGGTTTACTCAAACACTTTAGGCGTTTTTCTCATCGGTTACAAACCTGGCGACTCCGATGATCTGGAAGTGGAGGAACTTCCACTAACCTAAGTGCGTTCCGAGCCGTAACGGTTACAGCGGCGGCGTTGGTTGATTCGTTAAATGCAGGTGTAATTGTTATTCGGCTGGTAATCCCGTTGGACTCGAACCAACTTTCTTCTGCGACGTGGCGACTTACGCTCTCTTACCCATAGAGGAACTAGATTGCAGATTACCATGCGAATAACAACTTCAGATTTAAAGAGCGTTGTAAGTTGGCGCGAATGAAGGGTCTCGAACCCTCGGCCTCTTGCGTGACAGGCAAGCGCTCTAACCATCTGAGCTACATCCGCGTTTGTTGTGCTGATCAACCGAGGAGGATTTGAACCGCCCACTTTGCAGGTCTCTACATCGTACCTGGATCCCGCACCTTTGGGCCGGTTGATCACCACACCTCCATAATCACCGATCACCAAAACTATGTCAACACCCTGTCGAAAATGATTTCGCATATCCAGGATGAGGTATATGCCTTTTTGAAAATCCTGACTTTCGGGTAAGGAAATCAAAGTGCGGGCAGCTGCGGGCAGAGTGCGGGCAGCATGAGCACGTAGGTCTAGCCCTTGTGCGGCGTGTCTTTCAGCGATTCTGCGGGCAGTGCGGGCAGTTTTCAGATGCGCGCAGTTTTAAAAGTCGACAACTGGTTAAATTTTGATCAATAAATGCATTTTTTTTAAAAACTGCACGTAGAGCACGTAAACCACCTCAAACCCTTATGTGGCGTGGCCTGGAGGTGCGGGCAATTGCTGCACGTAACCTGCACTCACGCTGCACATAAACGCGCTGAACATTCGCCTAATGCGCAAATTCAATCGCAAACAGCACACAAGCATTGACTGAACGTAATCGACGCCATAGACTCGCCAAAACACACAGAGAGGGTGCGGCATGACGAAGATTGAAAAGGGGGTTCCTTTGCAGAATCACCAATCCAAAAAGAAGTACCCGTTTGCCAAAATGCAGATCGGCGACAGCTTTTTCTTTGAGGAGTTGCCAGAGGTCGAAAGCGCTCAGAATGCCGGCAAGGGGTATGCCAATCGCCACAATCCAGAGTTCAAGATGACCCGTCGCAAAGTCGAGGGCGGCTATCGGTTGTGGCGGATCGCATAATGGATATCGATATCAGCAATCCGCCAGAGTTTGATGTTGCACCGGTAGAGCTATATACGAACGTCATGCCTGATGATGAAGAGTTTGCAATCGAAGCCTATGACATCGGCGTGTATGAGGAGATACAGAAAAACATCCCGCTTCCAACTCCAGTTTCGCCAAGAAAGCCGCGTGCAAAACGTGCCGAGAAGTTCTCGGAAGTTGATCGAATCGAGCCAATGCTTCAAATCCCTGATGAGCTGATGGATACGGTCATAGGTCGCCTGGCAGAAGTAACCGCTGAATGCCTGGAGTTTCCAGAGGCCAGCGTTTTTATGGCTCTGCTTTCCACGGCAAGTTCGATTGCGTCCACGGCTTATGCTGTTCAGTACGACACCGGCAAGACTGTTGCGCTGGGGTTGTACACGGTTATTGAGCAGCCGCCCGCCACCAAGAAAAGCTGGCTGCTGGGTATCGGCCTGGATCCCTACAAGAAGGGCATGAGCGCGCACAACCGAAAGATCGGCGGGCGCATTCGTGAATTTATCGAGCGCGACCAGAAGCCTCCGGCATCGTTGCTGCCTGGTTTTTATTACACGACCGATCCGACGTCCGCCGGCATGGACAGCCACATGGCGAATTGTTCGGAGGGCCGCTTTGTCGTGGCTTCAGCCGAGCAGTCGGCATTCTCGTCACTGTTCCCTGATGGCGCCTTCCCAAGCAACAACGAGCTGCTGCTCAAGGGGTGGGCTGGCGAGGACGTCGCTGGGATGCGAACCACGCGAAAGGCATATGAAGGTGTTGCGCAAGGGTCTATCACGCTGGTAGCGCAGCCTGGATCGTCTCGCCGCGTACTGAATGCGTCCGGCGGCTCAGGTTTGGCGGAGCGTTTTATCTTCATCTGCGAGCCGGATCTTTTGGGGTTCCGCAAGCACGAAGGAATCAGGGTTTCTAGCGAGGATCAGGCCGAGTACCGGAAGGCGGCGCAGAGCTGCATCGACATCTATTCGAACAACATCCTGTCGTTTGCGAACTCGGAGGAGCGCATCGTTTATGACCCGGACAACCTGATTCAGTTGCGGCCAACCGAGCGAGGTCAGCTTGAATTCTTGCTGCGAGCCAGGAAGAACGAACCTCACATGCAAAGCCTGAAGGAATCCGGCGACATGGTGATGCTGTCATGGATCGGCAAGTTTGAAACCTTCGTGCTGAAGATAGCGGCCATCATTCATGTGTTCGAGTGTCACGCCAGTGGATGCAAGGTTCCGGACATTATTCCGGACAGCCTGATCTTTGCCTCAATGGATTTGATCGATGCCTTGGGGGCGCACATCCAACAGCTGATTCGCGATGCCGGCGAGTCTGGTCTTGATGCCGAAGAGTCCGCTGTTATATCCGTGCTCGAGAGGCCGATGGTGATGCGTTCTCTGCGTGACAAGCTCAGAGGCCGCAAGCCATTCCGATCCATGCCAGGAAGCGGATACAAGGCGATCACTGCTCGCATTGATGCAATGCTCAAAGCTGGATCGCTGGTGATCGGAGCCGACGGCAAGATATCGGTGATCTGATGACGCCGCGCCAAGCGATTCGCCAGCATTACGGAGTTCGTCTCGGGCCGACGCCGGCCGATGGCAAGTATCGGTCGTTTGCTATTGATGAGCTGCGCAATGGTTTTTTGCTGGAAGTAGGCGATTGCGCTGTATTTGGCTCAACAATCGATGGTGAATGCGTAGTTTTTGATGGGAAAACGTACTCCTCGCTGGAGATTGAACACAAAGACCGCAAAGATATTCGCCATGAATGGTTGATCTGGGAGTGTGGCAGGGTGGCTATTGAGCGCGGCGAGATAATGGCTATTGAAGATCGCGAGCGGTTGGCGCTGGCGGTCAGGAGGCTGGAGGAATGGCTGTGAATAAGTGGGATTCGATTGTTGAGGGCGCGCTTGCGCGGGTTTTGCGGGCTGCGTATTTGGATGTCGATATCGGAAAAGACTATCGACAAAACGAAATAACCGAGTTCGATGTTGCGCGTGACGAATTCATTTTGCGCCAAGCGCTGTTTGGCGACAAACCAAAGGCAGGAGATACAAAGTGAACGAACAAGAAAGCCGTGAGCAATTCGAGCAGTGGTATCAGTACGCTGGTATCTCGCACTGGACGATTCGTTTTCATCGCGAAGAGTGCGGGAAATACACGTTTGTCGGCACCGAGAATGCTTGGCGTACCTGGCAAGCATCGCGGGAAATTTTGGCGCAAGGGAGTGGGAAATAATGAGCATCGACAAAATGCGGGAAGAGTTTGAGTTTGCCATTCGCAATAATGGATTCTTTCATGATGCCACTGAGGCTGCGAAGGATGCTTACCTCGAGCGTGGCAGCAATGGTCAATACAGATCGCTGCAAGTCAATGGCGCATGGTGGGGATGGCAAGCCTCCCGCGAATCGCTGGTGGTTGAATTGCCAGACGACGGCATCGAAGATTGCCAAAAGGAATGGCCAGAGCGCGGAGCAAAGTATGAGTACGACACATTTGATACTGGCTACCTTTTCGCCTGCATGAAGCACGAGCAAGCCATAGAAGCCGCAGGCCTGAAGGTGAAGTCATGCTAGAGGCATATGCGTTAATTTCCGCGTTCATGTTCGGGGTTTATATCGGCGCCGCTTTTGAGCGCGAAGAGCGTCCAAGTCCCTCGGACTATTTCCCCTTGATTGTCTTGTCAGTGCTTTGGCCCATAGTGATCGGGGTGCTGATCTGGGTAGCCGCTACAAGAAAGGGGTGACTCATGCTGATTTTCGATCTCGAATTTACAGACAACAAAGCCTGCCGCTATCTGTGCTCAGATCCAGAAGCAACCGAGGCAACTGAGCGCGCCAGCCTGGAAGCCATCTTCTGCGGGCGCCTCGCATCAATGGTCAGAATCATCGCGCCACCACCTGAGAAGCTGCCGTGGATGCGCATGGCGAATGATCGGTGGCAGCTGAATCTATTCGAACTGAAACGCGCAGGCATCGGTAGCGAAAAGGAATTCGTACTGACTTGGCCTGGTGGGATTCTTTCGAGCAAAGACAAGGACGAAATTTCCGCCGCCGTTCGCTTGAATTGGGAAAAGGGTTGTTGACATAGTTATTATGCAGGCCTACTATCACCACGTAGCAGCAAACAAATTCCCCGACAGGAGCCAAACCATGAACACCCAAGCATTCGATGATGGCAGACGCGTTGATCGACGCCAGCAATCCAAGCCGCTGGTCGCGCCACAACTGACCATCGCGCAATCGATTCGCCGTTCCAGCGATCCGCACCGCGCGGCAATCACCTCGTTCAGTCGCCGCGAATGCCCGCACGGCCACAACATCCACACCTACTACTTCGAAGACGGTAGCTTTCTTGCGTTCGAAGTCAGTTATATGGCAGTGGAAGATGGTGGGCGGTAATGAAGCCGCGTAACGCAATCTACATCGGCGGCCCGCCACTGGATCCGCCGGACGACGAGCCGATCATCCAGTGCAAGCGCTGCAAGAAGAAATCACCGCGCACCGAATGGGCGCGCAACCACTGGCACTGCCCCGGCTGTCACGAAGAAGACGCCGCCGGGATTACTGAAGAGGATTTAATATGAAAATCAAAATGACCCACCGCCAAATTCGCGAACTGCTCGATCTTTCGGAAAGCAGCGGCGACCCGGAACTCTACGACGACATGGTTCTGGTCTTTGTCGAGGAAGACACGGCTCACGGCGGCCCGGGTCTTTACTGCCAGTTCCAAGAATTACCGGAAGAAGGCTACATGTTCCTTGCGGCTACTGACGAAGAAGAAGCATCGGCAGAAGCAATCTTCCAAAGCAAGGTCGCGTCTGGTGACGCACAGGAGTTGTGATGACCACCTTCCTGCTCTGCTGGCTAGCGACCTCACTCATCCTCGGCGGCGGACTGGCTCGCCTTGCACACCTGGCCAAGCTTCGCGATCAGCGGGCAGCGGACGGGGTTAACTGGAGTATCGAAGCGTGAGAAAGATTGCGCTGTTCCTCTACGACTTCACCGGCCTGATGGCTCAGCCGTGGCTGGATGCCGGATACGAATGCTGGTTGTTCGACGGCCAGCACCAGGAAGGCATCACACGAGAAGGCAATCTGTTCAAGGTTGGCATGTGGTTTCACCATGATCAGACTAACAAGCATGCGGCCGACATTGCTCGGCTGATTGGTGGAAAGGCGGATTTCGTTTTCGGATTTCCGGAGTGCACACACCTGACCGTTGCCGGCGCAAAGCACTTCGCGAAGAAAGCGGCAGTCAACCCGGATTTCCAGAACGAAGCGGTAAGGCTGGCCAAACTGGTTCAACTGATCGCCGAGCAATGCGAGTGCGGCCAGTGGGCACTGGAGAACCCTGTCGGCGTTATGTCGACCATCTGGCGTAAGCCCAACCATGTTTTCCAGCCTTGCGACTATGGGGGCTACCTGCCGGAGGATGATGCACACCCGGTTTATCCAGAGGTCTACCCGCCGAGGGACGCCTATAACAAAACGACTTGCATCTGGTCGGGCAGTGATTTCGTGATGCCTAGCCGTCGAGCCGTCGAGCCGTTGAGCAAGGATAACCCCGGCTGGAAGAAATGCGGCGGCAAGTCTCTGCGCACCAAGAACATCCGCAGCGCAACACCGCGCGGATTCGCCCAGGCAGTTTTCGAGGCTAACCGTAAATGATCGATTACCTCTGGTACACCCTGGCGCTCTGCGCGTCGGGCCTCCCTCAACTTATTCAATGGTGCGTGTCATGACTCGACTGCAAGAAATTAAGCTGATAGCGGAATGCTCTGAGCGGAACCGGCTCGAAACTCAAAAGCACTTCGACGCCCAACGCCTGCGCGCCGATACGGCTGAGGCTGAGTTGAAGCGCGAGAAGGAATTCCACGCGGTTAATGTAACGGAATCAGAGCGTATGCTTGCCGCCGCCGAGCAGCGCATTGCGGAGCTTTCTGACCTTCTTCGCAGGGTTGGTGTCGACTCCGCCCTCTGGCTTTCCGAGTTCGGCGAGCCTTCAGATGGTAGCTATCGTGCGGCGTTCACAGAGATCGACGCCGCCCCCAACCAAAAATCCGAGGGGGAGAGTCAATGAGTAAGCGTGATATTCAGGTAGTTATCCCTATGGGCTGCGCGTGCCAAGGGGTAACAATGGGCGGTTACGAAAATCAGGTAGAGCTACAGACGCCAGCGCACATGCTTGAAATTGGCAATATCGGGTGTCTCACCTTTCGCGAAACAACTTGCGTAGACCGTTGCGTGGCGAATTTGGTACAGGCTCTATGGGAGCGCGGCGTCATAACAACTGGTGCCTGCTGCGGCCATAACATCAGAGACGGCTACATCGGAATCTACGAAATTGGGGAAAATGACCATGACCAATAACCCAACGATTGACGGCGTGTCGCGGGAGGATGAGCGTCACGCTGCTGTAAAGACGCTGCACGACATTATGCAGTCGGTGCCGAGCGCTTCACTGTATTCGTTTGCAGAGGCCGTGCTTGATGCCGGGTATGCGCCCACATGCAAGACATGCGGAGGATCTAAAACAGTTTTCCAGCTCGGGTTTATGTCGCTGGACGACGGCAATGACGAGCCTTGCCCGGATTGTTCGCCAGCGGTCGAGCGGCAAGAGTCGCAAGGTGGGCTGTCGCATGCGTTTTCCGAGTACGCACGTCAGTTCACTTTCAGGAACCACCCGGCACTACCCGCAATGTTCCCTACTGGGTATCCATGGTTTAAGGCTGGCTACGAAGCTGGCAGCTCGGCCGCACCGGAAGTCGCCGCCCTGCAATCCACCATCGCCCGCCTCGAAGCGCGGATCGCTGAGCTGGAGAGTGGGCGGGGTGAGCCGGTGGCTTGGAAATTTAAAGAGCGTGTATGGGCTACGGGTCTTTCCGACTACGTTTGGCGCGACCAGCTTGAGGATGGGCAGCCGAACGAAGACGAACGCGAAATCCGCGACATCACGCCGCTGTTCACCGCCCCGCCAGCGCCGGTCGCTGAGAAGTATCAAGAACGAGTCGAGTTCGAAAAGTGGATTGTCGGCGAATGGCCTACCGCGCCACTGCGCTACGTGCGCGACGCACTCCCAAAAGATGACCCGCTTCACGGAACCTACTGCGATGGGTACCTGCAACGCGCATGGGTTGGATGGCAAGCCCGCGCCTGCCTCGACGCCACCGCGGCGCTGAATGGGCCGGCCAAATGAGCCATCCATCCCCCTATTACGAAGGAAAAACCCAGCGCCAAAACAACCTATCCAGGTCTGCCAACCCATACCAAAACATGACTAGCCGATGGTCATGGTGGATGGCCGGCTACAACGACAAAGACATCCAGATATCGAACGAGAAGGAAAACAATTATGTTCCAGGTAACACAAGAGCATATTGATCTTTGGCATCGTGGCTGCTCTTGCCAGTTCATCGCTAACCGTGCCGGCGTTCATCGCATGACAATTTGCCGGGCATTCCACAAGCTAGGCTTTGATCTGTTGAATCGCCCTCGACCAAACATTGATGAGATCATCATCGAGTCACGTCGACTAGGTGCGGCAGGATTTTCAAGAAATCGAATTGCTGAAATGACTGGCTATTCAACAAGACAAATAAGCCGATGGCTTTCGAGCAGCAACAAGCCCGCGTAATGCGGGCTTTTCTTTGATCAAAATTCAGCCAATAAAAAAACCCATCCGAAGATGGGTTGCCTGGCGGGGCTTTGACAGGAGCTTGCCGGGGAGCTTCAGGTTAAGCGCAGCATTGGCGTCTGTCAACCTTGGCGTACGGATCGAGCGGCAGCGCGATGATTGCATGGCCGCCATCAAAGAACTGATCAGCCTCGGACGGATCGCAGCCGATGTGTGTGAAACGTTCTTTGCAGTGCGCCAGCATCCAGTTGAAGTTGTCGTATTCCATAGCGCACAGGACTCTGGACTTTCCGCATTGCGACCACCATATCCGCCAGGCGTGCGCGTAGTCGATGCAGATAATTGTTTTGCCGTCGTGCTCGCCTTCTGGTTCGAGGATTGCGGTTGATCCGAATGATGGGCTTCCTGCTGCATAGGTGATCCCTTTGCTGCTGATCGCCGCAACGTTCGTTGTCTCGCCGATGTTGTTGACCAGTGCGACGATTAGCGACCCCTTGAGATTGAGGCATTGAACGTTTGAAGCGGTGTTGTTTTGCATTAGGTACTTGTGTTGTTCGGTTGGTTGGCAGGTAGAGATGATGGTTGCGGATTTCTCTCGGTCTTCGGCGTGCCCTGGAAGATCGCAGCGGGTTGCGCGGAGAATCGGCTTGCGTGGCACTGCGTCAACCGACTCAAGATTCAGCTCGCCTAGGATCGATTGCACTGAATCCCGAAAGCTCAACCCTTGATGATCCATCACAAACTTCACGGCATCACCGCCAGCGCCGCAGCCGAAGCAATAGAACATTTCCTTGCCTTCGTTGACTGTGAAGCTCGCTGATTTCTCTTGGTGAAACGGGCAGCGCGCCGACCAGTTCTTACCGGTCTTCTTCAGATCCGGTAGATATCCGCGAATCACGCCGACGATATCTTCGTTGGCGCGGTCGACGACGTGTTGCGGGACAAGTTGGCAGCTCACTTCTGAGCCCCTTCGGAATAATCCGTAAATGTTCTTGCTATCTTTCCATCTAACGACAAAAACGTCGGCAGCTTGATCGCCGGAATGCGACCGCGAGTCTTCCAGGTGTGGTAATCCGAGACGCTGCAATAGGCCGCCTCGCACAAGGCCTTGACGCTGCCGAACTGTTTGGCAAGGCTGACCAGCAGTTTACCGTCTTGAGTTGTCACCGATGGCTTGATGCCAGGGTTAGGGCCGGGAAATTCCTGATCCCATTCGGCCTCGGAAAGGTCAGGCCGGAACTCTTCTTTCATGCGACCGGTCTTGTCAGCTAGGCGGATAGCTGCGCGCTTCGACATGTAGCCGCGCTGGACCCACATGGCTACGGCGCCGGCTGAAAATTCAGTAGCTCGCCCGAGTGCGGCATTCGATCCGTACTCAGCGATCAGGCTAGCCAGCACGCGGCCCCGATCATCTTGCTGGAGGTCAATTGGAGGCATAATTCAATTCCGTGTTGACATAGTGATTATCTGACGCGATGATAACGCCACATGGTAATTATTGCAATGAGGATATAGAGATGGAAGACCGGGAATTGTTGGAGTTGGCGGCTAAGGCGTCTGGAAACACGGTGTTCAGTGGGGCTGGCCTAGGAGTGAGAAGCGTTATGCATTGGAACCCACTTGAACGCGATGCCGATGCTTTCCGCTTGGCCTGCAAGATGGGTATGTGCGTGGACGCAGGCAGCGGAATAATCACCTACGATGGCGACGCAGGTAATGAGATGGAGTTTGAAAAGCCATCTGACATCGCAAATGTTCGGCGCGCTATCGTCAGAGCAGCCGCCGAAATTGGCAAGACAATGCCATGAAAACCCACACCCGCTGCCGCCACTGCAGATCCAGGCGAAAACTAGCCAAGCATCCTGATGCCTATCGCCTGCAACCAAAATGCCTATGTGGCGCCCGAGACTGGCGCAAAGATGAATACCGGCACCGAGTCGAGCTGGAGCAAATACGGCTGCACCTTGGGCGCTATGCCTTGTGCCATTCATGCTTCCATTACCCTCACCGCATCGGCTCTGAGGGCTGCATTTTCCACGCCGATGGCAGCTATCGCGATTTCTTCGCGTCTTGATTGCTATCGAAGCTTGATATAGTTATTATTTGTTTTCTACTGACAGGAGCAAGATCAATGGCTTTCACACTGAATAACATCGCTTCCGACAAGCAAAATCCATCCGCTAAGCGTGGCGACGCAATCCGGGTCCATCTCGACGCTATCAAGGTTGTCGATGGGTTCAATGTTCGTATTGATGATGACGAGCTTCGCGAGCATATCGCTGGCATTGCTGGTGCCCTGGCCGCAAATCTTCCCGTGCCTCCAGTCGAGGTATGGGTGAACCCAGAAAGCGGCGACATCGAACTGGTGGACGGCCACTGCCGCTATCACGCTTATCGCGAATACGCCGGTATCAATCCGAAATTCGACGGCTATGTCAGTGCTGAGAAGTTCGAAGGGACTCCTTTTCAGCGCAAGATGCGCATCGCCAGTAGCAACAAGCAGCTCAAGCTCAAGCCTATTGAGCTGGGTCGCTTGTACATTCAAGCCCGTGACGAGCTGGGCGCCAGCCGCAAAGATATAGCTACGGAAGCTGGCATGTCACTTGCTCATGTGGATCAGATGATCAAGCTTGTAGAGGATGGCAGCGAGGAGGTTCATGCGGCCGTTGAATCCGGCGTTATCTCGGCAACCGAAGCCGTCAAGCTGGTACGCGATCATGGCGCTGATGCTCCTGCCGAGCTTGAGCGCCGAAAAGAGGCTGCCAAGGAAATCGGCAAGGGCAAGGTAACCGCGAAGGTTGCGGCGCCGAAAGCGCCGATCCGGCCCAAAGTGGATATGGTGGTTTCTGCCGCCGTCGTGCTTGTAAATCGTTTGGAAGCCGACGTGCTGGCTGAGCTGGACAACTCACAAGAATTCGACGCCGGCGTGCCATCTCACGCTCTCGCTGATTTGTTGCACGCAGTTCGCGAGATGCAGCAGGCTGGCAAGCCGTTGGATGCTGACAAGCAAATGGAATTGATTGAGGGTGATGAATAATGAGCGCGATAATTTCTCCTTGCGGTAAGTACCGCACCCGCCTTGATCGTCAGGTAATGCACAATTCAGGCCCGACATATGCTTTTTTTGGCATAAATCCAAGCACAGCAGATGCGAGCATTGATGATGCAACTGTGCGAAAGTGGACTGAATTCGTGCGGCAATGGGGCGGACGACAATTTCTGGTTGCTAACGTGTTCAGTTATCGCGCAACAGATGTTAAAGAACTTGACCGGCAAAATAGGTTGCATACTCCGCTATTCGGCCCCACGCATTGGGATGATATTTATTCGATAATAGCCGAGGCTGACGTCCTGATCCCATGCTGGGGGAATTCAGTAAAGGTCAATCACAACATTCGCCCATGCATTGCTGAGCTTCTTAGGGTCCTTCAATCATGCGGAAAGCCGGTTAAGTGCTTCGGGCGCAATGATTCATCAGGCGATCCGAAGCACCCGTTATTCCTTCCATACACTACCGAGCTTGTTGGCTGGGAATAATAAATATGCCATTGCTTGAACACCAACTCCCCGTAATCGCCGCCATGCAAAAGCACTTCCGCAGCCGCGAGATGGTGAAGTGGGGCGACCGCGACATTCACCCGCCCATCGTGTGCAATGCCTCGGTATCCAGCGGCAAAAGCATCATGATCGCCGCGCTGGCGATGGCGGTCAGAAAAGCTGCCATCAACTCACAAAAGCCGCGCTCGGTATTCGTGCTGGTCATCCAGCGCCAGGGTGAGCTTTGCATGCAGAACTCGGAAGCGGCATGGGCATTCAACGATGAGTCAAAGCTTCTGAACAACTCGCTGTTCTCGGCCAGTTGCGGCAAGGTCAAGTCCACTCATTTCCAGGTTGTTTACGCTACCGAAGGCACGTTGTCTCGCGCCCTGGGTTTTGGCGTGAAAGCCAAAGACGGCGAGGAACCTGAGGCGCCCAAGCCTCAATACCGTTTTTCGCCCTACACCACCGAAGAACTCGCCAAGACGCCCGAGCAGCGCGCCCTGCTGAAGAAGTTTCACCCTGACCTGATCATGTGGGATGAGGGCCACCAAATCCCATACGACAACCCTGACAGCATGGCGGTGAAGATCCTCAGCCACTTCTACGACTGCAAGCCGGCAATGCGCCTGGCATGCTTCAGCGGGTCATGCTTTCGCGGCACTGAATCGATTGTCGGTGACACGCCTCAGCATCTCTGGAAGAAGTTCGCCAGCATCAAGGTAGACGATATCGACTATCCGGAAGGCGGGGTAGGCGACGGCATCATCACCACCGAGTTCATGATCGAGCAAGGCTGGGTTGTTCCGCCCACGTTTGGTTATCCAGACGACACGGATAAGCAGTACGACTTCAGCCACTTGAACCCGAACGGCTGGGAGTACGATGAGGCCGAGATGGATGCCGTTGTCAGCGATCACCAGAAGCTGCTGGCGGTCTGCTCTGACGTGATAGAGAAGGCAGCAAGCCGGAAGGGTGTCTTGATCTTCGCGGCAACCCAGCGGCACGCCAGGCAGATTGCTGCCGCCATGAAAGACCTCGGAGTTGATCCTGACAGCATTGGCGTCATCACGGAGAAGACCAAGGACAAGGATCGCCGACGCATCCTCGATCAAGCGAAAACCGGCGTCATCAAATACACGATCAACGTGGCCGTGCTGACCACTGGCGTTAACGTCCCGTGGTGGGACACGCTCGTATTCATGCGGCCAATCGGATCGCTGGTCCTGCTCATCCAGGCCATCGGCCGAGTGCTGCGCCTGCTGATACTTGACGGAGAAGTTCCGATGTTTGAGCGCTCCAACCTGTTCGGCCTGACTGCGGCGGATCGACTGGAGCTGATTGCAGCCAGCAGCAAGCCAGACGCGCTGGTGATGGATTACGCCGACGTGATGAACACGCTCGGGCACCTGTACGACAACCAGATCCTTGAGCAAGCCGAGCTGGAAAAGGCAAAGAAGGAAAAAAAGGATCTGATCGAATGCCCGAAGTGCATGAAAGAACTCGGCATCCAGACCATGAACAGTCCTTCGGCACGACGCTGTATTTACCGAGACAGCAAAGGCGAACGATGCGAACACTTCTGGCATTTCAGGCTATGCCCTGGCTGCATGACGCAAAACGATCAGGTCGCTCGCGAGTGCCGGTCATGCCGTCGTATGCTCATCGATCCAAATGCTGTTCTGAACAATAAGAGTTATTCCGATGGCGAGTCGATACCGGTGCGCTCAATGAAAGCCGGCCACGGCTTAGGCGGAAAGCTCTGGTTCCGTTACGAACTGTCGACTGGTGACACGCCGATGGAGATCTTCTATCCGCATGCCGGAGAGAACAAGAAGGTCAACAACATCATTTGGGGCAAGTTCGTGGATGCGTTGCCGATTGATCAGCGGTCTCGCTTGCGTCTGAGAGCGATGAAGGCGGAAACGGTGATGGAGAATATCGATTTGATTCCTGTTCCGGCCGAGTTGTCGGCGCGCAAGAAGGGGAGTCGCTGGACGATTGGTCGACGCCGCTATCAGGAACAGGAGGTTGCGCTATGACATTCTCCGTCAAGCAAGATCAGGTCAAGTGGACAGAGAAAAACATCGCTGGAGCCCTGGCTACGCAAGCCAACGGCTTCGCACGCAAATATCTGTGCGTTGTTCCGAACTGCTCATGGACTGGCAACGAGTGTGATCTGCTCGTTGTCACCGAGAATCTGCGCATCATCGACGTAGAGATCAAAATCAGCCGATCAGATCTGAAGGCCGACGCCAAGAAAGATAAGTGGCGTCACGGCTTCGATCCTGAGTTGGACGGCGGCTATGGAAATTGGGGTAACCACACGCCGAGAAAACGCGAATGGCCGAACAAGGTGTGGAAGCACTACTACGCCATGCCTTTTGAGATCTGGGATGACAAGCTGTTCGATGCCATGCCGACACAAAACTCGGGGGTAATCCTGATGATCCAGCAGGACGGCAAGATTTATCCCATCGTCAAGCGCATGGCTAAACCGTGCCGTGAAGCCGAACAGATCTCGGCAGCCAATGCCATCGACATCGCCAGGCTCGCCAGCCTTCGAATGTGGGACGCCTACCGGAAGCTTGAGGCCTGCCAATGATCCGCATCTACGACAGCGGCTATCGAGGTGATTGCCGCCTGGAAGCCATTGAGCAGATCGACTGCGCCGGATGGCTGCAATTCAATCACCCTGAGCGCTGGCCGCTGATATGGCACACGCCGAACGAGGCGAAGGCGACCGCGAGCTATATGCAGAAGCGCCAGAAAATGGGGGTCAAATCGGGCGTATCAGACATTATCGATTTCGGGTTGATACGCGGAGCTTTTGAGCTTAAGCGGCTGGACAAATCCAAATGTTCAGTCAGCAAGGATCAAAAGGAATTCCTGCAAGCTGTTGATTTATCTGGCGGTTTCGCTGCCATCTGCTACGGATTTCAAGAATTCAAAAAGGCCTATTCCGATTACCTTGACTTCATCGCCTCAAAGCAGTTGACATAGTTATTATCTTGATCCACTATCTCAGCACCTAAAGCAGTATCCATGACAGGAGCAATATAGAATGGCTATGCATAAATTCAAATTGTTTGTCCACTCCATCGTTCGCGCATGGGATCCGGCGCCAGAGGTATCTATTTCCGATATGGACATGAGCTCCAATGCCGACTACACGTTGATCTGCGTTCGCGAGGTCGAGATTGATATTCCCGAATTCGACGCTCGTGCAATGATTATCAAATCTCTGGAAGAGGGAATCCAGAAGGAGCGCGCCGATAGCCAGGTTCGCGTCAATCTGCTGCTCGACCGCATCAGCAAGCTGAAGGCGATTACGCATGAGGTGGCGGAATGAAAACCAAATTCTGGGTACGAGATAAAGACCGCATGTGTTCGGCCACATTTGGCGACGACCACAGTAACGTCGATGACGGGTTCCGCGAAGTCTCAGCCGCAGAGCAGGATTTGTTTCGAGCCGAAACGCGAGCCATGAAGAATCGGCCAAAGAATACGCTGGACATAAAGGCTACCGCTCATGAGATCGGCCAAGTAATTGAGGACTCGAACAAATGATCTACGAAAACCTCCCAGCCGAAGACTACTTCGCCGGCTTCTTCAATGGTCGCGACAAGCCTGCCATCGAAGCGGCCAGCAACTCAGGCCTGAAGCTGATCCGCCGCAGTCCTGCGCACTTCAAGTACAAGGAAGAAAAGGAACCGACGCCAGCAATGGCCATGGGCACGCACCTGCACATGGCGTTGCTGGAGCCCGAGCGCTTCGCCAAGCATTACATCGTCGCCACCGAGGCCCTGGACAAGCGTAGTGCTTACTACAAAGGCCTAGTTAAAGACGTCGGCGCCGACCGCGTATTGACCATGACCGACCATCGCAAGCTGATCGGCATGCAGGATGCCGCATATCGCAACAAGCGCTTCGCCGCCTACATGAAGGCTCCGGGCCGAAATGAGCTGTCGGTAGTCACGAATGACCCAGAAACAGGCGTGCAAGTGAAGTGCCGATTCGACCGCATGGGTGACTCGATCTTCGCGCTCGACGTGAAGAAGTGCCAGGACGCTCGCGGTGTTGAATTCACCAAGCCGATCACGAACTACGGCTACTACCAGCAAGTCGCGTTCTACAGCGACGTGTGGTTCTGGGCGACTGGCGAGCGCCTGAAGGAATTCCCGTTGTTCGCCATCGAAGAAGAATCGCCGCATGGCACTATGTTTCACGATCTGGATGAAATCGCGCTTGAACTTGGGCGTATTCATTATCGTGAGGCGCTGAATACTTATGCGCGCTGCCTGGAATCTGGAGTCTGGCCGGCGTATGAAGATGAATCGGAAGTCACTAGCGTGACGAGCTGGGCGGCTAATGAACTGCTTGGCGATGTTGATTTTGGAGGATTGTAATGACACTCACAGCCGAAGACCTGCAGCGCGCCACGCAGGCAAAATCAGATCAACTCAACAGCTGCGACATCCTTGGCGGCTCGCTGGTCGTCAAAATCATAGACGTGAAATCCGGTAGCAGCGAGCAACCGGTGATCATCGTCATCGACTCCTGGCCGCAGCCGTGGAAGCCATCAAAGACATCCCTGCGTGTGCTGTGCGCCTGCTGGGGAAACGATCCTCAGCAATGGATTGGACGCTATGCAGTGCTGTTCTGCGACGAAACCGTGAAGTTTGGCGGCGAGGCAATCGGTGGCATTCGCACAAGCCACCTGAGCCACATCAGCGGAACCAAGAAAGTCGCCGTCAACACGACTCGCGGCAAAAAAGGCATCCAGACTGTCGAGCCGTACTATCCGCAGGAAGCATCAGCCCCGGTAAATGCTGAGCCGATCTTCTGGCCCGACGATGCCTTTGCCAAGCGCCTGGCAGCAGCTCAACCAAAGATCGACTCGGGTGAGCTGACGGTCGAGGCGTTCATCGCCACGCTTGAGAAGAAAGCGCCAATGACTGCCGGTCAGAAGGCTCGGGTCAAGCCGACGCTGGTTTCGATTGTCGAGGACGATGAGCCGCCGCAGTACGACAGCGACAACGTATTCGACGACGACATCCCTTCGTAAACAATCCTTAAGCCTGCATTCGTGTGGGCTTTTTGTTATCTGGTGTTGACATAGTTATTATGCGGATCTATAGTCAGATCACACCTCGACAGGAGCAACATCATGAGCTGGTCAGATTGCGGTAAAGATTCACAAGGCAGGCCAATTGGTTATGCGCATGCAGCGACTTGCGATCACCCTGGCTGCAACAAGGAAATTGATCGCGGCTTGTCCTATGCGTGCGGCGGAATGCACGGCAACACCGAGATCGGCTGCGAGAAGTATTTCTGCGAAGATCACCTCGAATTCACGGTTGAGCATGACGGCAGTTTTGATCGTGTATGCCAAGGCTGCATGGCTCAGCTGACAACTTCGGGCGACTGGGCTTTGCATCCAGAAGACTGGACGGTTCAGCGCATTCAGGAGAAGAAATAATGCCACTCTTAACCGCCGCAATCATCGTCTGCGGAGCGCTACCAGCCGCAAAGTCCCCGTTAGTCTGCCGCGCCCAGGTCTACCACGGCATCGAAGGCCGGCAACACGAATGCTCGGTAGCTGCCATCCGCAAGGCGCGCTCGACCGAATCATCATTCGTCAAGGTTGGCGCACTGGTTCGCACTCGATCCCATGCCGAATGCTTCTACGCCGACGACGAAGGATCCGTAATTTTCTACCTGCCAGAATTCATGGCGGTTCAACTTGGCGCCGACAGTTCAACGGTTGTCGAATACGATGTTGTTGATGGCGTGCCGGTTATGCGGGCGCCTGATGCTGTTGCTAAGGAGCTTTGATATGGCGATCACCGAAGTTTTGCGCGAACACGAAGACGGCACCGGCTTCACGATGACCACCAAGGATGCCCGCTCGGCGTTCTCGATGGCTGAGAAGATGGCCTTTAGCGGTAAGAAGTATTCGATCAAGCTGGGCAAGCAGCCTGGCGCCGATTGGGTTTTGGTTGTGGATGAGGTAGCGGAATGAAGATCGAAGACAAGTGGTTTATCGTCGGCATCATTGTCGGCCTTGGGCTTGGCATGTCAATAGGCGGGATGATTGCCCGCCTTGCTTGACTCTCACTTCCCCGACTTCGTCACCGTACCCTCTTGCGTGGCGAAGTCGGTAATCGCAGCGGCTTGCTTCTGCGCGTCCTTAGTCATACCAAACCAGAATCCCATCACCTGCTTCAGCTCGCCAAACCAGAATCCCATCACGGTGCCGACAGTTAGCGATGCGACCGGATCGGTGATGATGTCCTTGTTCCAGCCGAAGAACACCGCGCCAATGATGGCTACGGTCCCTCCAAGCATCACCAGCGTAATGGTCGGGCGAATCAGATCTCTTGGCTGGCTTGCTGCGAGCTTACGTGCGCTATCCCGATCCGCCGCTTCGGCAAGATATTGCGAAGCCTCATACTGAAGCCGATTCTGCTCAGCAACCACTGCAAGCTGCTCAAGCTGAACTTTGGCATTCATCTGCAGCTCGGCCACGCGAACCATGGCGTCAGGATTTCCAGCAAGCGCTGCATTCACCGCATCAGGATCAGCCGGCACATTCAGCGCGCTTGCCACCAATGCGCCCACAGCGGCACCAGCAGGACCACCAAGCAGGGTTCCAACGATTGGCGCGGCGCGACCAACGATTCCGCCGATATCAGACCAGTTCATTGTCCATACTCCAATCCAAAAGCCCACGCTTCACGCCAGGTTTGCGGATGAGGCTTCCCAGGCCGCCAGACGCGCATGTATAGCGCCCATCCCTCTTCTTGTGTGTCAGGCATCGTGAACGGATCCGTGTACATCAGCAGGCGAGCAAAGGCGGCGCCAAGCACGTCATCAGTTTCCATTGCTCGCCAAACCTTCTCGCGCTCAAAAGGAACTCCGCGAGAGTCGCACACATGGCGAGCCAGTGAAGCGATCTTTCCGCCATCGGCCTTGAACTCCATGACGCCTTTTACGCCGCCGCCTTTCTCGAATTGCCAGTAGCTGCGTGCCGGCCCATTTCCGTACTGGATGCGAGTCAGGTACTTGGTTTCCTGATAGCCGAAAGCCGCCAGGTTAACCCGAGCTGGCCGCGAATCCATCTTCGCTGGCAGCAACTGAAATGCTGCTTCTATTGCCGCCTTCGGATATGTCATTTCGCCTCACCATTCTGAAAATAAAACATCTTCGACACATTCCCCTGCGCCCTGCTGAGCAGCACAAACAAGATGGCAAATGTCAGCGTATTATAGAATGACACGACAGGCCAATTGCCGTACATGAGCACGCGACCAACGATGCTTAGCCACTGCTGACCGCACAACGATGCAAGGCAGGCGGCGCAGATGGTCGGCAATAATCGATATGCTGAATCACCGCGCCGGAATTTGAAAGCTATCTGATAGGCGCACCCTCCGCAGAACATCGCCTGAAGAGTGGCCACTATCTGAACCCAGTATGAATCCACTGCATAAACAATCAGCCAATAGACTTGCATCGCCGTGTCGATCATTCGGTTTTCCCCTTGCCGAAGAACCTGCCGAATATCGACTGCAGCCAAGATGGCCAGGTTCCGGTTTGGAAGGCCTCAATGACGCTGATGCAGACCACGACGCATACCAGACCAGCGATGAAGGACGAGAAACCCGAGGTCCGCGTCCACGCCAAAGAGAGAAGTTCGGCGGCGCCAAAATATCCACCTATCCATCCGACAATCAAATATCCGGCGCGTTGCCAATTATTTATGTCTTTTGCGAACAGAACAAAAAAGAAGGCGCCCCCAAAGGCGCCAATCACTGCCGATAAATCCAGGCCGGGAAACATGCTCGCCAACCCCACGCCAGCCGTTCCTACGGCAAGCTGTGTTCCTGCTACTGTGAGGCTGTCTGCCATATTGCCCTCGCCTACCATGATTTCGGATGCCGCCACTCGGCGCCTGTAAAGAAGCCGTGACCGGCAAAAAGGCAAATTGCCATACCAAGGATTATACACAGCAGAGAGACATGATCCCATTGCCTGGACGGCTGCTCATCTGGTATGTAGCGAACGCCCTGAATGATCAGAAAAGCCGCCACGAACATGTTTGCGCTGATGTCGCGATGCTGGACGAAATTCCAGATTGCGACGGATAGGCAGAGGAAGCTGATGCAGTTCGGGCGGCTTAGCATTATGCAGATTTACCGGCTAGGGTCGCAGAAACTGTCAGGTCCATGCCCTGAGCAGGCTGCGCCGGCCATTCAACTGTAAGGGCCCAGCCAGTTTGGAGGGTTACCCGCCCCAGGTAAG